CACATCCTAGCCAACCTATTACAGCAGCAAAGGAAATCCTGTCCTATCTCCACTCTCAAAAGTGCAGGATAGAGGTAGAGAGGGAGTTGCCTGTAAATAAGTATAATTCTCCCGAAAATTACGAGCACGAGGTTGGTTTCTTTTCCACTCACGAGATGTATGATATTGCTCAACAAGATATGCTCAAGTGGCATAGAGATAGTCTTGAGCCATTGATAAAGGGGGACAAACTTATTGGAAACTAAAGACATAATCATACCGTACAAGAAAAGCAACTCTAATTTCTATCTCTTTGCTTTAGGAGACATTCATGCTGGGACAGTTCACTGTGTAGAGGAGCACATTAAGAGAAAGGTAGCTGAGATTAAAGAGAGGAAGAACGCTTACTGGATAGGGATGGGAGATTATGCTGAGTTCATCACACCGAGAGATAAGAGGTTTGACCCCAGTTTAAGGTCTATATCAGGGTGGGTAGAGCCTGACAACATAGCTCACTGCCAGACTGAGTGGCTGACAAAGCTATTTGAGCCGATAAAGAAGAAGTGTGTTGGGTTACTATATGGGAATCACGAAAACTCAATCAGAATTTACAATCACGACAATGTAATCAAGAACTTGTGTGAGAACCTGGAAGTAGACAATCTTGGTTACTCCTGCTTCTTACGCTTATTTTTCAAGCGGGAGAATAGTAACGAGTCTCATCTGGTTAAAGGGGTATTCACTCACGGCTCAAGTTGTGCGATAACAGAAGGGGCTAAACTCATGGCTCTCATGCGGTTTATGAAATCTTTTGACGCAGCCATTTATGGTTATGGTCATGTCCACGATTACATTCCTAAATCCTATTCTCGGATGGAAATTTCTGCACAGGGTAAGATAAAGAGTTCAGTCTCGATTGGTTGCACAACTGGCTCCTGGTTTAGGACATATACTCAAGGGGCAATAGCCAGTTATGGGGAGCAAAGGGTTTTCCCGCCTACCGAGATTGGGGCAGCGATGTTCACAATAAATCCAAACACTGGTTTCTTGGATGTTAGTCGCAGCGTTTAATACTTTAACTAGGAGGAGGTATAATGTTTCATAGACATAAATGGTTAAGTTGGCATAATTTAGACTTTGAGGGGGTGTATCTCTTGTTTGTCAGACATTTTGGCAAGGCGAAATTGCAATACTGTATGAGATGTGGAGCAATTCGCTTTGTTGGATTAGACGAAAAGGATGGTTGAATGAATAAGGATTTTGAGTTGTTTCAAAGGGAGTTCTTGAAGTGGCAGAAGTTATTTGGGGTAACTGGATACAAGGTATATTTTGAAGAAGCGGATACAGAAGATGCTTATGCTGACATAACGGTAGACGGTCCGATAGCCACTGTCAGATTAAATAATAAGTTAAGCGAAGAAGGCAAATGGGTTATAGATGTTAAGCAAAGTGCGAAGCACGAAGCGATACACTTACTAATACAAAGACTAGAGCAGAATGCTCGTTATCGGTACAGCACCAGTGGTGAGATAACTGAGGCAGCAGAAGAGTTAGTGTATAGGCTTGAGGAGTTAATTCCTGGATAAGTTTATGACTGAATTAAGTAAGCAAGAAAAGACAGAGGTGATAGGGAGGATATGGGATAGTGTACTGAATTTTCTCCCCTATGTAAAGATAGAGGAGCCTGGTAGATTAGCGGTAAAGTATGAGGTGTGGGAGCATATAAAGGATTTCTTCTGGCACTTAGAGAATTATAATTTAATAGATTTAATCAAAAGCAAACAAATCGGTATCAGTTGGGCTTTGGCTGCGTATGCGTTATGGAAGATATACACGTTAGAAGGGTGGAGTGTGTTGGAGTTCTCTAAAAGAGACGTGGAGGCACAACAGCTACTGGATAAGTCAAGGGTGGTCTATAATAATTTACCCAAGTGGATGAAGATATTTACCTTAGAACCAAATAACGCCAGTCAGTTTGGATTCAAAGAGAACAGGTCTGTAATAACAGCTTATCCAACTACAGAAACAGCAGGAATAGGAAGAACCGCTGGGACAGTAATACACGATGAAAGCGACTTTCACGAGTTTTATGAAGTCAACTTGTCCCATACTAGAGCAACAGTAGCTGATAGTCCAGATAGACAGCTAATATCGGTAAGCACGGTAGATATAACTAAGCAGGATAGCTATTTTCAGAGGCATTGGAAAGCTGGGGAAGGGTCTGGTTATCCAGAAGCAGGAAGAAATGGGTTTAAGGCACTGTTTTATGGTGTATTCTCCAGACCTGATAGAGATGAGGAGTGGTATCAACAACTGGTAAAGGAAAATCAGGAAACCCCCTGGGTTGTTCATAAGAATTACCCTCGCACAATAGAAGAAGCACTATCCCCAATAGCAGCCGTTTCGTGTTTTAATGAGAATGTATTAAGGGATTTATGGGATAACGCTGCGGAGGGTGAGACTAGAGAGGGTTTCATTCACATATTGTGTCCACCAATGGTGGGAGTCCAGTATGCAGCGGGGATAGATGTCGGGGAGGGAGTGGGTAAGCACTATTCAGTGCTAACCATTGTGGGGAAAAGAGGGTTGAGTGCGGAAGTTGTAGCAGTAATCTATTCCAATACTATCGGCACGGACTCGTTTGCTTTTGAGTGTGATAAATTGTGCCGAGAATATCGTAACCCGCTACTGATAGTTGATAATATCGGTGTTGGGAGAGCCGTGATTGATAAATTGGTTGAGTTAGGATACCCAAAGCTGTATAAAATGAATGAAACTAAGTATGGCTGGGCGTTTACTAGACCAAATGAGAGGGAATTGCTGGTAAAATTGGTAGAAAGAGTTAATAATCGGTCTCTGATTACTCGATTTAAGCCTCAGATTAAGGAAATGATGGAATATCAGTGGGTAAAGGACTTCCCTGAGCCAACTGGTAGGACTCATGGGGATACAGTATCTAGTTTAATGCTGGCTGTAGCTAAACTCGATAGTATAGGACAGGTTGTAGAGCCTCACATGTATGTTTCTGGGAAAATGGTGTGGTAGGAGGTATATTATGCCACAGTTAGGAGAAATAAAAAGGGGCAAAGAGATTGATTTTCAAGGAGCGGCAAGGTATATGTGGGCTGCTTGCGAGGATTGCGGAAAGGAAGCAGATATTAGGAAAATATGGTAAATGGTATAATGATAATGAGACAGTATATGCACAGGAGGAACTATGGAAAACGATGCCTCTAAGATATTCCAAAAGGTAAAAGATAAGAGAGATAACGAGTTTAGTCCATCTTTTGATGTTATGGACGAAAACTTCGCTATCTGGGCAATGGAAAGTGGGAAGACTTCGGCTGATAGTACAATCTATTCCAAAACGCAAGGACACGGAAGTGAAATTGATATTATATCCAACGATTTAAGGGCGTTTTCTGATATTGTCCAGTCAACGTTATCTTCATCCGAAAGGCAGATTATGGTTACGATGGCTGAGGCTGAGGGTAAGGATGCAAGAAGTGAAATAGGTAGGTTGGAAAGATTATTTCACTTCCTCCTAAAGAAGGCAGACGAGAGATTGGGTAGAATGCTGTTACCCACTTTAGAAGAGATGACAGATTGGCAGGCTCTAGTTCGTGGGTGCCGTGCTGCCAGAATTTTATTGTATAAGGCTGGGAAAGATGTTATACCTGATTTCATAGCTCCCGACCCACGCTGGCTGGTTTATGAAGTAGGGGGTGAGGGATTACTGTGGGTAGGACATACGACATTCAAATCCAAAGCAATGCTGAAAAGCGAGCAAGATTACGATGCTACAAAAGAAAAGGATATTGAGGTATGCGATTATTGGGAGTATTTGGAAGAGGGTAAGGTTGCTAACTCTATAATCTGTGAAGGCGATTTTATTAAAAAGCCTGAGATACTTAAAATACCCTCAATGCCTTTTGCTATTAGACCCGTCTCTACTAGACCACCAGTTTCTGATTCGACAGGTACTAAATTAAAGGGATATGGCGAAAGCCTGTTTGCTGCTGGTAGAGGGATAAACTCGGTTAGGAACAGGTTTATCTCGATAGTAGCTAACCATGCTAACAAACTGGCAAATCAGCCGTTATTTAACTATAGGGATGCACAGGGTAAATCGCTAGGAGGGGAAATTCTTCCAGGAGGTATTGTTGACCTTGATAGAGACCATCAGAGGGTAGAAGCTAGTCCAATGAATGATATACCCCAAGCTGTTCTCGGCATACTTGACTGGTTAAATGGGCAGATGGAACAGGTTATGCTTCCTAAAATCCCTATTGGGCCACAAGGGCCGTCTGGTACTGCTTATAACCTGGCACAAGAACAAGGTACTAAGATATTCAATCCGCAACTCAGGAATAAACAGTCCTTTTATGAGGATGTATGCAGATTGATTGAAGAGCAGATTATTGCTGGTGGTATATATGGTGATTTGAAGAAGGTTAAAGTTCAGGGAGTTGAGAATAAGAAATATTATGAGACTTCTTTTACTCCAGTTGACCTGAAGAAACCGCATATTATTGAGGTTAAGTTTACTGCTAGAACTCCTTGGAGTCAGTATGATACCACTCAAGTGGCTCAGATGCTTATAGGGCAAGGATTACCTAGGTTGTGGGTTTGGGAGCATATTCTTAAAATTCAAGACCCGAAACTGTTACAGGACTTGGTAGCTCTTGAGACATACGAACAAAGCCCTCAAGGAATGATGAAAAGGGCAGTTGAGGTCTTAAAGGATAAGGGGTATGAGTTTGAAGCTGACAAACTGGTAGAGCAAATGGATTTGATGGAGGCTCAGGAAGCTCAGATGGGAGTTCCTGCTGAAGGAGGGTTAAATGCCCCAGGACAATAGAGATTGGAGTAAAAGACGAGACTATCCTGCTGCTCAGTTGTTGAGGCAGACCGAGCCGTATCACTATCAAAGAAATAGGCAGTTGTTTAACAAGCAACCCAGAGCACCACAAGCAGGCATCCAGCCCAATCAGAAGATGACTGTAGGATGGGGAGGAAGTATGGGTGATTACTATAAGCAGCTATTCCAAGACTACCTCAAAAAGAGGTTAGGGGGTTAAGATGGCAGATACTCCTACAGCAGAAGAAGAAAAAGCTAGACGGGAAAAAGATAAACAGTTAAAACTTTTCAAAGAGTATCGTGAAGCTGGTGGGGTAATTTCAAACTTCAAGGAATGGTTAGAATCGTTCCAGCCTACTATTGAAGAAGAGGGGCTGTATAATGTATATCTTTCGGGAGGTGGCAGACTTCCACTTAAAGACTGGATTTTTACTCAACCCACTGCTGCTGAAGATGTAGCGAACCATGCCTTGTTACGCAATTTCAACGTGTTTTTGAATTCCGAGATTGCTAAAGGTTATGATATAGAATTAGCTGGGGCAGAATATGACGACCTCTACGATAGCCTATACGGGCTAGGGACACATGAGGGTGCCCCAAAGACGGTAGGTGCTTTACCAGGTGTTACTGGTAAAATCCGTACCTTCTTAACTGGTTTACAGGAAGAGGAGAGAAAGCGGATTGAGCAGGAAACAGCCGATTATGTTCAGCAGCAGGTAGACATAGCTAAGCAAGAAATGCTTCTACCATTAGGGCAACAAGGAGATGCTTCCCAGCAGATGTGGGCAGCTCAGAATCAGGTACAGGCTTTAGAGAGACAGTTATCTGTCGTACCAGATTATTTGCAACCTGTGATTCAATCACAAATCAGACTACTACAGACTGCTCAAAGTCAGATATACGATACTGAAAGAACTCGGTTAAGAATGGAGACTACAAGAGATGTCCCAGTTGGGGAAGGGGAGTCTCGCACTGAAGAGGCTGGCAGCTTTTCTCGGCAGGTTGCAGAGAAAGAGGGTTTAACTCTGGGGCAGGTAGTAACCGCAGGCAGGGACTATCTTCAGAACCCAAGTAAGGAGGAATATAAGTCTCTCAGTCTAGAGCAGAAGCAGGATTTAGCTCATGTTGGTATGGAAGCCTCCCCTAGCGGGGGTAGGACAGAGCCAGTGAGAGGAAAGCTACTTCCTGATTGGACTAGCCCAAAGTGGAAAGACCTTACACCAGAAGAGCAAGCATGGAACAATAATGAGAATAATAAGGCAATGGCTGACCCAGGGTATGTGCCACAACCACTTCCTGCGAAACCATTTGAACCACCTCGTGTGCAGGATATTAAGACAACTGGTGGAATGACTTGGAGAAGTTGGTTTGAAAATCGTTATCGCCCGATTACAAGCGAGTTTGGGGAAATGCCTGAAGAAGAAAGAACTCAAAAAAGTTGGAAGGAACTACTTGAAAGGCGGAAAGCAGAGTTAAAGTCTCGGTTTTATCAGCAGAGTTACTGGGAGAGAGGGGAAAGACCACAAGTATTCCAGAAACGTATAAGGACAGTAAAGTTCTAGTTAGTTTATGAGGTTTCTTTTATGAATATGCCAACTGGCGGATTCATTGACTTCTTGAAAAGAAGACGTGCAAGAGAAGGAACGCAGACAGGGCGAGTTCTAAAACCTAGCCCACAAACTCCAACCAGATTAACACCACCAGTTCCTCCCATTGCACCTAAACCAGAAGTTCTTCCTGAGTTCAAACTAACTGGAGAAGCTGTAGTTCCAACAAAAGAGACGGCAAGTATTTGGGATACCTTTAGGGTTTTTGGGGAAGGACTAACAAAGCTACCTAAACAGTTAGGTGCTTCAATTTTACAGGCGACTCAGGGGCAAGGGGGAGCAAGTGTTGTTAATAAAGATTGGGCTGATAGATTTATTCAGGATGCCAATATAGACATTGAACAGTTCACTAAAGAAGTATCCGAAAAATACGAGGAAACTAAATTCCCTATAAAACTGACTGATTTAGCTCAACTACCACGGAACATAGCCTATTCTTTAACTTCAATGGGAGCTGGGTTAGGGGTTGGTGTTCCGATAGCTCTTATTCCATTGCCAGGGGCTAGAGTAGTTGCTTGGGGAGCAGGCTCAGCAGCATCAGGAGCAGTAGCTTATGGTATGACAACCTACCAAATAATGCAGCAATACCTGGAATTGATGGATGAATCAAAAAAGATACAGCAAGGCTTAGCGGGGATAACACCAGTTAGAGGGCTAACACTTGCGGAGGAAAATAAACTAAA